ATATACTTTCTATGCCTATTGACAAGAATAGCAGTCTCTGATACACTGTAGGCTCTCTCTCTTTGTTTTTTAAAATCAATAAGCATACAGGATTCTAATCTATCTTTTGTTATGTTGTATACAGTTACTAATCCTGTTGATCTTGAAGAGTGATGAACCTTTATCAAGTCCCCATTTAAAAACCAAACTTTAACTTTACCCTTAATTACAGGTTCGTTATTGTATGCTTCGCTCTGGATTTTTCGTTTAGAAGTATCCATGCGCCTTCCTTACTTTCGTTTGGTGGATGAAAAAATCTTCTTGACCCACAATGAATACAGTAAGTTTCAACATGATCAATACTAGAGTATTGTCTGTCAACAAACATCCTACCTTTGCATTTTTTGCAAGAAATCAATTTATTTTCCTTAATGTTAGTTTGGTATGCCAATAACAATAAGGTTAACACCAACAGTAAGATCGCCAGCAGCATTAAATCTTACAATTCCATCCACCTTTGTTGTTGTAACGCTTGTCAGTGTTACTGTGACATTCTGTCCTGCTGGAGTTCCACCTTTGTTAATTGGTGTTGCGGTAACTACTGGTGCATATTTAAAATCGCTATATGGAAAAGAAAATGTAACTTCCGAAGAAGCGGTAACAGTTTTATTATTTGCCACATCTATATATCCACCGATAAACTTGGCCTCTGATGTTTTAACACTCTGTGGCCCTGCAGTTCCTGCATCAACGGTTGTTGTTTTATAGGTTGCAGAAGACACCTGTGCAGACAGGTCATTAACTGCTTTAGTCAACTCATAGATATATGCCACATCTATTGGTTGCCCTCTTTCGGGTAGTGCTACTTTTGCCATATATTCCTCCTACTTGATTATACCAAAGACTCTAAGCCTGAGTCAAAGATAACTAGTCCTGCTTTTACTTCTTTTATTGAAGATGCTATTTGTACCTTAACATGAACTGAGGTTGTTCCAGTATTTAAAAATTGATAAGTATGAACTGGAGTTGTTCCGTGGTAAAAAAATGATCCCGAATCAAATTTTACAAATACGTCATATGATGGTCTGTTTAGTTCGTCACCCCATACTGCTGTAATAATAGAGGATGTAATGGATAAAGCCCCGCTAACTGATTCAACTGAAATAGGGTTTGTAACAAAAGTTGGAGACCAATGAGACGTTCTGTTTTTATCTTCAGATATAACTCTATATCTTACTACATATCCAAGACTCTCTGAATCAACTGGAGGCAAAAATTCTTTTAAGATTTTTGCTTTTTTAATAATTTCAGACATTATGTAACACCTATAGAAAATCTAAATTCAATATAGTTGCTTGTATTAGGTGCCTTGATAATTGATTCTGCGGTAGGATTTTGAATAACTGAGTAGCCTGTAAGTCCATAAAGAACATTTGTAGTCCCAACATTTTCTAACCTAATAGAATCAAGTGCAACATAGTAGTCACCTGACACAGTTCCATTATCAATGATACTGACATAAATTTTAGCAACAGTTACAGCATTCCATGTAAAGTTAGCACTTGTATATAATTGTTGAAGTTGTTTTGATATTACAATATATCTATTTTCTTCAAGATCGTATTCTCCAACACCAGTTCCATTTGTGATCTCGGCTTCAAATCTAGCATATTCTCCAGATCCAGAATCTGTTGATGCAAAGTCAACAAGTATTCTAACTGTATCTGGAACAAGAGAAGAGTCTCCATCTTTGCTAATAACAGAAAATGCCAACCTAAGTTCATCTATTGGAGAATTTTGAGAAAAGTTTGCACTTGGCTGAGTATAGTGTATATGATTAGAACCTGCGCCAATAACAAAATGCCCCCCACTAACTGTCAATGTTGCATCATTCCCACGCATAAGTATTACGTTATTTAAAAATCTGCATCTTTCATATCTGTTTGCTCTTAAAGTTTTATAAAAAATAGAGTTGTCTGCATTTGTTTGAAAGACTTTAAGGCTAGTTGATATAATATTATCATCTTCTTCATCTAAAGCAGAGGATATTGTTGTAATTGCTGTTGCCGAAGACGATGTATGATAATTCCAATTTTCTGAACTAGAAAAAGAAAATACTGTTTTACTGTCATATGCACCCGCTGATGGGTTTGACTTTGCAGAAAAAATTCCAACCTCTGATATCTCATATCGTTCTTCTGCTGGAAGTTCTGCAGTAAAAACAATTTTGTCGGAACCCCCCTCATTGATAAATCCTCTAGAGGATATTGGGACTCTTAGCATTTCAAAATCAAGATTTTTTTTATTTGAATAGTCACCAAGAATATCTGTAGTGTCAAGTGGTTTTGGCCCACACCCAATAGCAATATATGAAGCATAGGCTGGAGCCTGGCCCAGAAGGTATTTTCCAAGAATAGATTTACCAGTATTAGTTATCAAGATGCTCCTTCATTAAAATCTGCTTCATATATTGTACCACTTCTGGCTACCTGAATCTCAATTTGCTCATCTATACCTAGATTTACACCCTCTACTATTAAATTTCCAGTCAGTGTATCTACGTATACATATTTTCCTTCAGGTCCCCCTGCAATCTTAGGAATCTTATCATCAAGTTTAATAGGAAAATTGGCAAAATATTTATCTGAAGTTTCTTGAAGACTAAGAATATTGTTTGGGTTATACTGTTGCTCAATGGATGAAAGATTTTTAATTGGTTGATAACTAATCTTCTGCCCATTAACAGTGTCACGTCTTGCAATGTTGATTAACTCTTGTCCACCAATATCTTCAAAGATTAGGTCTGCCATTAAATCAATTGGTGTAGACCCATCATCAAATAAAATAATATCTTTTGTTGCTGTTTTTACCTGAGAAAAAATAGAAGATGAAACTGATATTGCTGTTGATGCTGTAGGCGGCGTTGCACTAACACTTGAAGACATTTTTATACCTCACTTAAATATATTGTCATGTTTGGTCCATCTAAATTTCTTGTATATTCAATATTATACACGACAAATCTAGTTGAGGGTGTAGAAATAATATCAAGATTATTGCTATCTTTATAATTAATTGTAACTATGTCTCCTAGTTGAAGTGTTGGTATACTAAAGATGTTTACACCAACGGATCTTTTTGGTGTCATAAGTTTGTCAATTATCCATCCCATCAGACTGTTAGCAGAATCTTGAGTCTGAATGTATTGAGCATCAATTGAAAATTCGTTATTGCCATAAATCATTCGGCTTTGTTTTATTTTGTTATATATCTCTGCTTCAACATATGGAGATGTTAAGACTGTTGTTCCTTGCATTTCTGGATCAGAAAGGCTAGACCTTTTGTTAAAGTATTCATCAACAGTTAGTTTGTGGGTAGTGTCTTGAGTAAATGTAATTCCCTGAATTCTAAGATAGTTACCACTGGTATCATCAAGCACAAGTGCTTTATCTGTTGCATTAAATACAAGAAATTCAGCCCCATAAGAATCTGCATAAAATCCAGATGTTGTATATCCTTTTATTCGGTTAAATGTTGGTGATAACTGTGCATATAATGCTGGATAAGCACGGTCATACTTAATATCAAAATATGCACACTCTCTCATGATAGTTCCAAATTCATCAAAATACATGTTGTATTTTGGTGGTTGCTGAGCACTAATTCCAGATAGATAGGTTGATTGAACAACTCCACTCATAGCATATTTTCTAAATGACTCATTGATATCTACTGACTCATCTCCAAATGTTTTTGCAATTGTATCAACTGCTGTTGCAACTGTGTTTTGAGAATAGTTTTCTGATAATGCATATATATTTTCAAACATAACTCTAGAAGATCCACGAGTAAAAAGTGCCATGTTGTTATATATTGGGAGAGGGTCTGTATCATCAACAACTTTAACTAAGTTATTATTTATATAAAGATAAAACCTTCTTGTTTTTCCAATGTCTTTATATTCAACAGATAGATCATAGACTGTTGGTGTTTCTTGTGTTGTCATTCTATACTGTCCTGTAAAACTGCCATCATCAACTGTAATTTTTGATAGTCCTCCCCAAAGTTTTACTGGAATTGCATCTGAATTAGAACTGTCTTTTTTAATCTTATAAAACAAAACATTGTGAATCACAACATCCTCAGAGCCATCTGCATTTGTTTTTAAGTAAGATTCAACATTACTTTCTGTTAGTGCAACAATCTCAAAATAATATCCATTATTTGTATCTGGATTAAGCATAATGCCAAGTCCACCAGATCCACCACCGATGCTAGCCTGTTGGTCAGTCAATGATCCAGTTACTTGATAATAAGAACTACTTCCTGTTGGAGTCTGTCCTCTTGTTTGATTATTTTCAATCTTTCCAATTATACGCATTCTTGTTCCAAAATGCTTATATGCATTATCTAGTGGCTTATATACATAAGAAAGAAAGTCAATTGGAATTTCTGTTGTTGTAAATGACGGACCATTCACAACAAGTGCAGATGACTGAATTGTTCCAGTTCGTGTCTGTGTAAATGAATTAACTTCTGTTTCTGTTTTTCCACTTAAAGACATAAAGTTTCTTATAATGCTATTTCTTGTTGTTTGCTTTGCTCGTGTATTATCAATTCCTGCAGCACCTGTTGTAGTTGAAGGAATTGTTGGAGAAGGGTTTGTTGTAAATAGGTATTCAGATTTCATAGCACATCCACGAACATTGTCGTTATTAGACCAGTATGAATTAATTCCAGCAGTGTGTGAGGTGGCCTGTGTTCCAAACTGTCCACGACCATGCTCAACTACTGCACCATTTTTTATTTTTGTAACTCCATTAACAGTTTCATAGTATGGAACAGTGTAAATTCTTATTCTTCCAGTTGGATAAATCTTTCCATTGAATGGCAATACAGAAAAATATTTTTGGTACTCTTCATTACTGCTAATCCAAACATTACTAGAACCCTGTCTATGATTTGCTTTCCATTGATCAATAGTCTTGTTTGCTTCTGCTTCAGTAATTGTTTTAGCCTTAACCTTAGCATTGGTATCTGCTATAACTGATGCTGGTGCCAAATTACCTGGTTCAACAAAATATTGTTTTGCATAATCAATAGTTCCATCTGTCTTTATATCATACCAAAGACCAATCGTTACGCTGAACTCTGCTGCATCATACTTAATAACTTCTCCATTAGAATATAGGTATCCGTTATATCTGGTAAGCCAGTAAACGTTTTCTCCTAAATCAATTATGTTGTTTGTTATCTGATTACTAACAACTGTAGGAATGCTGCTAGTAATGTCTGAAGCAATTGGCATTGCCCCTAACACATAACTACCCTGGGTGCTTGCTATTTCGTTTATTGTTTTTGTATTTTCAGTTCCAGATACTTCCCATAAAAGTGCAGGCTTGTATATCCATGTTTTTTCTTGATCTACTAAACTTGCTTGGCGAATATTTCCATAAGACCTTTGTATATATCTTGTAGTATAGTTAATATTACCAGCATTAAAAACTTTTTTATCTTCAGAAGCAATAGAAATAATATTAGGCAAGATTCCAGATGTAGAGTTCTCAATTACTCCAGCGTCTGTTTGGTTATTTGATCCAGAAAGAACAAATGATGCAGGTCTTTGTGTTGAGGATGGCATAAGATAGTCTTTACTCATTACAACAAAATTATTATATTCATCAAAAAACATTGCACTTTGTGTTGAAACTGCTAGTTGATTTAATACTTCTGCAACATTTTGATCTGGTGCAATAAAGAAGTATGGAATAATAGGATCTTTTTCTCCAGTTACTCTTAAAAATGTGTAGTTTGTAAAACCAATATAGTCAAGCAACAATGTAATGGCATAACTAAGAGATGCTTCAGTAACAAGAATTCTTGGTGCAGGCATTGACTCAAAAAAGAAATACATATCCCTTAGAGAAAGAGATAAGGTTCCAGAACTACGATCAACTTGTGGAAACCCCTCTGAATACAAAGTTTTAATTGGAACAAAATAGTCATAGTCTGAAACATTTACAATTTTTTCGTAAAAATTAAACTTAATGTTTTTTCTTAAGTAATTAGAGATAATGCTTGTTGTATTGTTTGGATTAAAAGATTGGTCATCATCAAAAATAGATATGTCTCCAGTTGATGCAAGGAGTTGTCCTACTGGAAGAGAAGTTGATCCAAGGTCTGCTAAACTTTTGTTTACCCTAAAGTTTATGACCTTATTAGAAATATCAACAACTAGCCTAGGAGACATTTCAATTAGATCAAACGTAGAATCAAATTTGTTCATTGTGTCTACAACAATACGAATTCCCTGTATGTATTGAAACTCTCTATAAACTTTTTGAGAGTCCGTTTCATTATTAAAATAAATAGGAGAAGTCACATCTTGTATAAAACTACTCTCATTATTTATAGTTTCTTCTGCAAGTTTCCATCCATACTGCGGTATAAAAGTTTTATATTCTTCTATGTTTGCATCCCAAATATGAAAAACTCCTCTTGTTTCAGAAGTCTCAACTACTAGGTATGCGTAACCATCAAGAGAAAACTGAGGAAGTTGTGTTGCTGAAGGCAGGGTTATCTGATAATTAAACTTTTCTTTATACTCTTTTGGAATGATCAAACCGTATTGCAATTCAACATAGCCGTCTGTTCCAATAATTGGGTACCCATTATCTCTAATGCTTGTAGAATTAAAGGTTTGTGCATCTACCCAACTATTATTTTTAAGATATTGAATTTTCCAATTAACTGGGGTGGTCTTATAATCAGAATTATAAAGAGGGTCTTGTACTGATCCCAAAGAAGTTACATAAGGTCCAAGGTTGACGCTTCCGACATTTGTTTGCATCTTTACAATAATTCTATTTGCAGGTACATTTTCTTTATAAACAACAAAAGGAGCAGTATCATCAATATAGTTTAATGTCCCAACTTTATTTTTAGCAATACCTCTCTCAAGTGTTTTCGTTGTATTATTTTCAACAACAGTTTCTGTTCTATAGGAAGTCCAATATCTAAATTCATCATATCTAGATGACATATAATATCTTGGTCTTTGAGACATTAGTTCATTTGAATTATGAATATACTTTCCATCAAAATACATCAACTTGTTTATTCCAGATCTTGGCCTAAAGGGTTTGATACAGTCTTCTAAAGAGTATAACAATTGCATTTTTTCTTTTTTAGAAACAAAAAATTGAGGTATATCAGAATTTGTATATCCACCATCTATTGAAATGTCAGCGTCGGTAGCGCCAGTATAAAATCCAGCAGAGTCTGATGCATCAAATGTGTTTGATATTGTTTTAAACTTTTGTTCTGTTGCTGTTGGGCGGTACCGATAGTTTCCAAGTTTTTGAATATTATCTGGCATGTTCATATTCCATTCAGCCAAAACCAATGACTGTAGTTGAACAGTTGCTGATGACTCTAAATGTGTCTTTAGTTCACTACTTACGAACACATCAAACCTCTTCCAGTGTTACCGAAATATTCCAAAGGTCATGGTTTGTTGCACCACGTTTTACAACAGTATAATTAAAATCAGATATATAAACCTGAACTATTTGATTATACTGATTAAGGTGTGCATAGGGGTCTTCTGTATTTTCAAAATTACTATACTTATCATATGCCAAAAACATCCAAAACGGTCCTTTATGTGTTTCATACCAGTCAAGAATATCTACACCTCCAGCAGCACCATCAGAGGTATACTCAGACTGAGTTCCTTTTAGTGCAGATACCCCAGTAGAATTAAATTCTGGACTTTCATTATAAGATCTTGATGGAAGGTTTTCCCAAGAGAAAGAAATCTCTAGTTTATCTGCAATATGGTAGGATCGCATTCTGCCATTAATAGTTCTTTGTCTTTGTTCAATTCTTTTTGGAGAAAATCTTAATTCACTTCTATTGTGGTCAGATAGCACTAAGAACTGATCTATTAGGGAAAGACTAGTCTCTTCCCCTATATCTGCCCCAACCTCATACCCTGTAGGCACGTAGAGACCGTTTGAGAGTGTTCCTGGGTTATTAGACCAAAGAATGCCCTGCGGTCTCTGATACCGCCTTCTGCCCGTTATATACCCTGACGTTGCCATTACCTTTGTCCTCTAAGTCTTTGTGAATCAATATATTTAATCTCAGCCATAACTACCTTGGCAATGTCGTCTGCATTTGCACTTGTATTATTTACGCTAATTCCTACGTTATAATTATACACCTTGCTGGAGTTATCTGATGCAGAACCTGCTGCACCTGCTCCAATCTTAACATTATTATTCATAGAAGAATATGTGGGTGCCTCAAAAGATTTATAATTTCCATTATTTAATGATTCAAGAAATGCTCCGTATTGATCTGCAATACTTCTTTTTATAACAAATTCTCCAGGGGTTAGCATTGCTGGAACAGTGTCGGTGCCTTTGGGTTTAAACATTCCTCCGCCATCCATATATGGAACTAAACCTCCCATTGGCATATACTTAGGAATCATTCCACCATTTGACAGCAACAGTTGATTTCCAAAACGACCTCCTCCACTACCACCAGATGTTCGTGGAAGTACTGGTCCAACAAACCCTTTGTCTCCTGGTTTTAAAGTAGACTGTGGCATTTGTATAGATGGAGTAAAGCCAGGAATAATTGGTAGTTTAGCCAGTCTTTCAGCCTCAGCCTTTGCATCTGCTAGCGCTTTTGCATCTGCTAGTGCTTTTGCATCTGCTAGTGCTTTTGCATCTGCTGCTGCCTTGTCTGCTGCTGCTTTATCTGCTGCTGCTTTTTTATCTACTGCCGTTTTGTCTGCTAAAAATTTCTCTGATCCAGATAACGGATACTTTCCAACTTCTAGAGATGCACTCTTGATTGCTGTTGTAACTGCATCCCATGCTGCAGATACTCCACCTACTGATGTTGCAATTTCATCAATATTAATTACCTGTGCATCATATGCTTCATTTAATGTAGTAGCAGCACCTTTTATAATTTCCCATTCTGATGCAGTCATTTTATTAATTTCTACATTTGCCAATGCCTTTGTATTGGCATCTTCATGTGCAGATACTAAACGATTTCTTGCTTCAATTTCTTTTTCAAGTCTATCAATATCTTTTTCTTGTATTGCTGCTATTGCTTCTGTAAGTTGTTTTCTAGTATATTCTTTTCCATTAATTTTTGTTGTAAGATTGTCAATTTGTTTTTGTCTAGCAACTTCCATTGCTGCTCTTTGTTCGTCAAGTGCTTCTCTAGCATTTCTAGAAGCAACCTCTGCCTGCTGAGCAGAATAATCTGCTGCAGCCTTGGCTGCTGCTGAAATATCACCTTGTGTAAGAGCATCTGCCAGGGTTAATTGATTTTGTTGCTGTGCTGCAATGTCCTCATTAATAGAGAGAACCTTTTCTAAAGCACCTACCTGCTCATCAATTAACTTAGCCTTTGCATCATACTTATCATTTACAGATTGTTCAAGTTTTTCAATTGCTGAAATTCCATCATTGTATGTATCAACTTGATCCTGGAAATCTCTTTGAGCAATTTCTTTTTCTCTTGTTATGGAGTTGAACTGCTCAATAGACATTAAGTTTGTTTTTCTAAAATCTGCTACAGCCTTTGCAGTTATTCTTGCTGCCTCTGCTGCAAATCTCTGATCTAGTTTTGTTGCGTCAGATTCTGTGAGTTGTGATAATTCAAACACGACTTTTTTATAATCTTTTGCAGATTTAATGAGGTCTGAGAACTGATCTGTTACTTCACCAGCAGAAGAGGCAACTGCCTCTGCCCACTCTGATCTAGAAATTATCTGAAGAATTGTCTCATACTCAATACCCTCAGCCTGTAATTTTTTAAATGCATCTATCTGTATTTGTATTTTACTGGTTTCTTGTAATTGTGTGGTTGTTGCTTCTCTAGATAGTTCTTTTCTAGCCTGCTTATTTATATCAATTAATCCAGCAAGTTCTTCTTTTGAGTACTGCATGCCGTTTGCAATATCGGTAACAAGAGATTGATTTTGTAATAGTTTGTTTGTATCTGCTACAGAAAAACCATATTGCTTTGCTAAGTCTGTTAGTGTGTAGTATGCACTAACTCTGTTGCGAATTTCATCAACAGCCTTTTTCTCATTTTCAATATACTCTCCAATAGTCGCAGTTCTAAAAGCACTGTTAATATCAATAAAGTCTTGAGTGAGTCCAGTTAACCTGCCATCCGTGCCAACCTTGAAAAGTGTTTTTGACCAGAGATCAAATTGCTCTGGATCCATGTTCACCAGAATTTCACGGAAGTCATCTGACAAACCTCTAATATTTTTGTCTTGGGCAAGTGCATCAATCTCCTGAATAGCACCTAGTTGTTTATTAAGTGACTTATTTGAATCAACACT